ATTTACAACATCACAAAATAATAAATGATATGGGGAGGGCGACCTCCCCTATTTTTTTTAGGAGGTACTATGAATATAGGTACACAAGTAGAAATTGACCCTAAAACTGGTGATTGGAAAATCAAACAAACATATGATGAAGGTGTAGTACTTCGTGAATGTCAACGTATGCGTGATAGCATGGAAGAAGGTCGCATTCATGATGGTAAAGCTAAGAAAATTGCAATGATACCACGCCACAGATTTGCCACTGATTTTGAATTGATGCAATATCAACAATGTCAAGGCAAAGATAACATTGAAGCAGCTAAATGGCTTAATATCTGGTTGGCTAAAAATCCAGAATTCCGCACTACTAATACAATCTACTCTGAGAATACAGGTAAAATTATCAAATCTACAGCTAAATACGGAGGCGTTTAATGATTAGAGTACAAGCCATCGTTGAAAGTATTTTATACAACTTAGATGAGGCATATAATCGTCAACACTCTAACAATGAACTAATTGATGCAATTAATACCGTATTGCGATATGTAAACTTATCCCTTATCAACGTCGAGAGCTCTTATATTGCTAATAAAGTACCTCTAAAGCCGAATAATGGCGTTGCTAAGTTACCAAGTGATTTCGGTAAATTTGACTCCATAGAAGAAGATACAAATGATACTTATGAAATCATGGGTAAAAAAATATATATCAAGAACGATACTACCTTAAAATACTATCGCATCATTGATGAAGTTGAAGATGTGACAGATGAGATTGATTTGCCTCCAATTTTATTTGATTTATTTGTACGCTTTGCTACTATGTTACTCCGTAAAGAGCCTGATAAAACAGGAGGTTCTGACGGTATGGCTAAAATGATTGCTGATGAAATCAAAAAAAGGACAGCCAGTGATGCTAGTAGACCAATTGAGCGGCCTATGCAGTTTTATGTATAAGGAGTAAGCATGAAAGTAAAAGAAATGTTGATTTTGGCACGGCAACGTCTTGGTGATATGCAGAAGACTTCCTACTCTGATATTGAGTTAATCTATTGCCTCAATAATGCAATCGACCGCTTATCCTATGAATTATCTCATCAAAATGACCCTGAATTAACAAAAAAATTAACATTAACTGGCACAACTGAAGTTAAAAGACCAGATGATTTTATCGCATTCCAAGGTCAATTCCCTGTTGAGTTTGAATATAGAGTTGATGGTCCTATTATGAAACACCTAGACCCAGAATTTGATGGTGAATTAGAGGTTGTATACTATGTTGCAATGCCACATGTTAAATCTCTTGAAGATGAAATTCCATTCAAACGTGTTATGTTCAATAAACAGTTATTGCAATTCTTGTTATATGAAGCTAAACCTTCCCTTGAAAAAGAAGGTCAAAATAGCAATACTACACCTGCTGACCAAGGCTAGGAGGTAATATGACAGTAAAAGAATTAATGAATAAAGCAGCATTACGAAACCGCTTATCTGATAGTATTGAAAGTGGGTACGATGACGATGAATTGATTGCATACTTTAATGATGCAATTGATTTTGTATGGCATGTACTTATCGACAATAATTATTATGAGGTTATCGGTGATATTACTTTCACACAAAAGGAAACACCTACACCTGATGACTGGTATAAGGCAACAAACCAAGCACCATTGCTTTTGAAAAACAAAGGTAAAACAATTGAATGTTATGGTGAATTACCATATACAGTTCGATACTATCGCAGACCTCAATTTGTATCTACGGTTAATGATGAATTGCCGTGGACAAACGAAGCATTCTCTAACATTCTTGCTCAATTGACTATTGTATTCGCAATGAGTAATCATGAATTCGATATGACAGTAGAACAAGACTTTGTGGAGGCTATTATTAATTACTTATAGGAGGATAAATGGACAAACAAAATAACCTACCATCTACGATAAATGGTGATGGTCGTAAATTTATCTCCTTGCTAAAAGGGTATTTAAACGATATTAAGGCTTCTTTAGAAGACCAAATCAACGAAGCTACAAAGATTTGGAATGGTATTGCTGACAACCCTGATACTATATCTGAACAAGTCCGTAATATTACTATAGATGAACGCTCTGTAAATGGGAGTGTATCTCTTATTTTGAAATGGGATAGCACTCCTATCAAACAATATGCAGGCGTAAGTATAGATGTTAAAGTTGGTGATTTCCACGATACAGTAGACCAATTTGCTGATAAGCAGGTCCATCAACATTACGATACAGGCAAAACAAATATCTTTACAATACCAAACGTAGAGATTGGTAAAAAGTATGAATTCGCAATCCGTGGTAGAGATATTCGTAACGCCCTTTCTGAAAAAGCTAGAGCACCTGTTACGTATTATTATGTATCTGAGCAAACTCATGTACCAGAAGCTCCGTATGAAGCAACTGTTGTATTTGATAAGCGTGGTGCTTATTGGTCGTGGAAACAAAGACCACAAAATGACTATCAATGGACAGAACTACGTTTAGATGAGCATGTAGGTGAGTTGCATAACAGGTTAGATTTGACTACTGATTGGCACTCTACTGCTAAACCGTATGCACGTGTTGGAACTGGCTATATCTATAATAAGGGTGTGGGTAATTCGTATTCAGTACCTGCCAAAGTGAATTATAGCAAGGCTGTTCCTGCTAAACCAACACAATTAGTAGTTAAGCCTGTTATTGAAGGTCTTAATATTACCTTTGCTAGTATCCCAGAAGACTGCACAGGAGCTATTGTTTATGTTAATAATGAAGAGAACTTTGTGGTGGATAACAGTCTTAATTACCTCTGTTCTACTGGCACTTACACTGTTAAGGTTTGCTACACTGATATTTTTGGTAATGGCGAAATGTCTGACCCAGTAACTATTAGTACTATCGAAGAAATACCAATCGAAATGCTTAATAAAGAAAAGCTAGGTATTAATGCTATTAACCAAGGTATTACAGATATTAATAATGCAAGAAAAGAAATTGACAAGAAGATTGGTGGATTACAAACATCGCTAACTTCTATGAATGGTATTATTGATGCCAAAGTTAAAGATGCTAAAGACACTGCGGAAAGTAGATTAACAGCTACCGCTAAAGCAATCAACTCTACTGTATCAAATAACTTTAATAATTTACAAACTAGCATTACACAAGTTGCTAATAGTATTGAACTTAAAGTTAAAGCTGGTGTTGATAAATTAACTGGTCAAGAGATTGTATCTCGTATTAACTTAGCTCCAGATACAGTAAGTATTTCTGGTAAGTATATTCATATCACTGGTCAAACTGTATTTGATAACGGTGTAATTGTTGCTAAACATATCGGCGATAAAGCTATCGTAGGCACTAAGATTGCAGATGGTGCCATTACTACTGATAAGCTAGTAGCAAATGCTATCACAGGCGACAAAATTGCAGGTAACGCTATTACATCTGATAAGATTAAAGCTGGTTCTGTAACAGCTACACAAATTTCAACCAATGCGGTAACAGCCGAGAAAATCAAAGCTGGTTCTGTAACAAGTGATAAAGTTGTAGCAGGAGCTATTACTGGTGACAAAATTGCAGGTAACAGTATTAGTGGTGATAAAATCCAAGCAGGTGCTATTGATACTAATAAACTTAAAGCAGGGGCTGTAGATGCTGACAAGATTAAAGCAGGTTCTATTTCTGGTGACAAATTAAATGTCAATAGTTTGTCTAGTATCAGTGCTAAAATTGGTACTTTAAGG